CTAGATTCACTGTTCGTTGCCGTATACACGATTATATATCTCCCCTCTTGAGATACCGATATCGTGTAGTTCTTTATTAGTCATATTCTTTAAAACCCAGTAGTCTGCTCGACGCTGCTGATGGTTCTGAATACGTGTTAGTAAGTTCTTAAACATAGCACTATCTCCTTATGTTGTGTGCATGGAGATAGTTATACTTATTTACTAGTTGAGTAGTAGATATAAAATGTGCATACCCGCTATCTGTTAGGGTTATAGTACTGCCTTACTGAGATAAATACCTCTAATCCACCACTAGCACCATCGAATGCTAGTATCTTATCTCCAGCATGTAAGTGAATCCTATCAGACGTTACAACGTTATACACATCGTGACCTGCTACGGCTTTAGCATTTATTAAGTGGTGATAGGAGTTTGTGTCTGCGTGATACCATTGAATAGTTACATTGTGTTGTGCGTTAGAGCCATTACTAACATGTAAGAAATCTATAGTACCATCGTGATTAGGTGGGCACGTATATATTAAGTCAGCACTAGCACCACCTGCAGTAGCCGTAATAGCTACTGCCTCAGTGTCTGTCGTGTATGTACGTGCATCTATTGACATTACGCTTCCTTAGCTTTCTTCTTCTTAGGAGTAACAGCCTTCTTTACCTTAGTAGTCCATGCCTCATTCTCAGGTGTGCTAGGGTCATCCTTGATATAGTGACCCTTATCGTTTCTAGCGCGTACAACTTCTACTTCCTGTGTACACACCTTCTCGACAAACTCATCCTTATACCAAACGACACCATAAGCACCCTGACCAGCAATAGGGTTACCACCAGCATTACGTACTGTATCAGCCTCAACTGTATATCCAGCCTTCTCTAGGGCTGCTTTATGTTCTGTGAATACGCTCATTAGGTTTTGATACCTCGTGTACCTGCTTGTGAAGGCTTATTAGATGCACCACAGGCTAGACCACCCTTATTGTAGCCAGACTTCTTCTTAGCCATACCACCACCCATGTAGCCCATCTTTTTAGCTACTTCTGGAGCTTTCTTCTTAAGCGCTGCCATACCAGCATTCATTGGTTTCTTACCCATCATCACTTCTTTCCTTTACTCATTGCTTTTTTCTTTGTTGTAGCACTTAACTCATTCAAGTGGTACAATCGTTTACTAGTCTTACCGTGCGTTTTACCAGAATGCACTTCACCATTAGGCATTTTATGCATACCACCCTTATGCTCAGTACCATCCTTAAAGTAATGCTTTACGCCCTTAGCCATTACGTTGTTCTCTTTCTACCTGATGCAGTCACTGACCACTTAACTTTCTTGGGGCCAGTCTTCTTAGCGGCCTCTTTCTTGCTTATCTTACTAGCTACAGCTTTAGGTCTACATGCAGGGTAAGGTCTTCCTGAGTCCTTACTACCAGAACGACCACAGGGTTTACCTGTCTTAATGTCGGTCCACTCTTCACCGAACCACTCACCTAAACCACCCTTAGCCATATTAAGCTACCTTATTAGATTTACTTCCAGAGTACTTACCACCCCTACGCTTATACTCTTTAGTAAGCCAAGCACTAGCATAAGCGCTGGGCCAAACTTTAAATTTCTTCTTAGCTTCTGCTTTTACTCTAGCATACAGCTTCTTGTTTGTTGGGGTAGGTGATTTACTCATGCTATTATAAAGTCCACTATCTGTCCGTCTGGCATACGGAGTTTATTAGGGTCAGGATGGTAGGCATACATCTGATTAACTAACTTAAGATCCTCTACAGGTGTATCAGGGGTTACCTTATTAGCATCCCTCTTATTAACCTGCTTCTCTACTGGCTCACCTACACCATTCTCAAACACAATATTAACGTGAGTCTGAAAAGGCATACTAGGTAGAGGTAGATGAGATATCAGACTCATTCAGGTACAGGCTCCTTAGTGCCAAATACTCTCTCATAGGTCATATCACTACTGTACTCTTCAGCCCACCTATTCTCAGTAAAGGTAGCAAACTCTATCAGAGCCTCTAGGTCAATATCCATAGAGTTAATATACGTCTTCATATCTACTACATCCTGCTGTAGTACCTCAATAGTGTGAGCTTGCTTAGATACCCACCATACAGCAGCTACAAGCTGTACAGCCATAGCTATAACTAGAGCGACAGGAAGTTTAAGATCAGTCATACTACCACGCCTTACAAGACCAGTATCTAGCAGTAAACTTATCCTTGGCAGTATCGCAGTTATGTCTAGCTCTAAAGTTACTACGACGATCAGGCTGATCCTTCTTGATCGACATATTAGGGTCACCAAAACGAACTACTTTAACTTGGTCACCCTTCTTAGCTAGTACAGCACTCTTCTTAGATCCACCAGGAGTACGCTTAGGCTTGTTATAGCCGGGATAAGTTTCACCCCTGTACTTTAACTTACCACTAGGTAACCTCTCTACATCTTTAGTTGTAGCCATACTACTTCTTTCCAGCTTTACTATTACGAGGAAAACTACGATTAGCTTTCTTAGTCGTTACCCGTAGGTTCTTCTTAGAGTTATCGTGAGGATTGCCATTCTTATGGTCAACATCCTTACCGTCACCCTTCTTAACTTTACCAGTAGCCTCTAACTTACGTCGAGCCTTCTTACGGGCAGCATTACGAGCTAACTCTCTAGGAGTACTCTGTAGTTGTCGCTCTCTCTTGTAGTCTCTACCTGCCATAGTCTCGCTCTCTATCAGGGTCTAGCACTTCATAACGCTTTAAGTGACCCTCTAAATACATAGCCCTCTCAACGTGATCCAAGGAGTACCTCACACCAGTGTCAGCCTCAATAGCTGCCCTGACATAAAAGACATCACTCTTAGGAATGTGGATCTTTTGCATAGTCTTGTTACTGTTACTAGCAAGAGCTTTGTAAAACTCTTCTATAACACTATCAGATGCATACAGTTGTACGGACTTTTTCATATAAGTCAACACTTAATTTAATGAACGACAAGGAAAAGGGGTATGTGTAAGCTAATGAGTCTAACTTAAGAGGAAGAGGGAGACACAAGAGG